GTCTGCCGGGGGGGCCTAGTCACGGGGCTCCGCGGGCCGGCCCCCCCGGCAGACATGCGTACACGAGGGGCCTCGCGAGCCCGCCGTCTCCGGGCCCCGTGGAGCTTCCGATGGCCTCGACTTCCCGCCTTCGCTCGTTCACGTGCCCGGTCTGCGGGCACGCGGCTCCGGTAGGTCGCCGGGGCCCGCTCCCGCGGGCCTGCACCCCGTGCCGCCGTCGTCCGGTGGTCCCTGCTCGGGCAGCCGGTCGCACGACGTGTTCGACCTGCGGGGCCGAGCTCCCCGTCCGCGGACGGAGGGGCCGCGTCCCGACCCGATGCCCCCGCTGCCGGCGGGCGAGCAAAAACGCCGGCCGGCGGCTCTACGTCGACCTGACCCCGTACACGGCCGAGGAACTCGGGGCGCTCGCCCGACGCCTCTGGCAGGTGTAGTGGTCTCGGCGCGCGCCTCGCGGTCCACCTCGTCGTCCTTCTCCCGGCGTCGGCGGACGAGGTCCTCGCGATCGGCGACCAGCGACCTGAACCGCCTGAGGTCGGTTGGACAGCGGGGTGACGGTACTCACGCGGCCACTTCCTGTCGAGCGGTCAGTTTGGCGCGGACTTGGCTCGGCGTGAGGTAGGCGTGCTTCTGAAGGATCCAGGAGCGGTTGTAGAGGTCGCGGAACTCCTGAAGGTCGCGCGGATCACCATTGAGGACGTTCGCGCGTGGCCCGACGACCTCGGGGTCCTGCGGTGCGAGTCGGGGTGCACGGCCCTGACCGCGATCGCGGGGCCGGACGGGTGGCCGCTCGAGCGGGGGGACGTATGGTGACCCGCCGCGTTCCCCCCGGCTGCTGCCCGGGCTGCCTCCAAGAGCACGCGACCGAACCGTGCCCGCTGCACCGGGCCGCCCCGTCCCTCGCGACTGCGGCCCGCGAGGCGCTCGCGTTCTTCGACGTCAACGACGACGAGGACGCGCGCCGCGTCGCGGCGCTGCTGCGTGGCGCGCTCGCCGAGGCGGAAGGGAGAGCCTGATGCGCATCGACCCCAACACCCCGATCTGGGTCGTGACGGACCCGGGCGCCAATTCGACGCTCGCGGACGTCTGCTTCCAGACGACCCTCGCCGGGTTGCGCCTCCAGTTTGCCGGGGGACTCTCGATGGACTACCGACCGGCCGTATTCTCGACCGAGGACGAGGCCCGCGAGGAGGCCGGGCATCGGCTGCTCATCCGGCGCGTCGCCTCGCGGATCCGCCTCGACCGCGGTGTCCCCGAAGGCGAGGTCGTGCGGGTGACGCTGCACGGGCAGGACGGGGCCGTCTTGTTCAAGGGCGACGTCCGGTAGCTCGGCACCGCGTCCACGCTCCCCCGTGCGACGCCGACTCGACTCCCGTAGGCCCGGGACAATGGTCCCGGCTCCGACCTCGGCCCACCTCGGCCCCTTGACGACCCCTCGCCGCGCCCCTAGCGTTCGCGGCATCAGGTGTCATGGGTCGTCGACGGAGGTCGCCATGGGACAATCGATCACGCTCTGGTTGGAGCGGAGCCAGGCGATCTCGTCGCAGCTGTTCTCGCCCGTGTTCGACGCGGCCGAGTTGCGCGACGGCACGATCCTGCTGACGATCCTCGCGCTCTCCGGCGGCGCGACGGCGCAGATCACCGCGGAGCAGTCTCTCGACCCTAACGACCCGAACAGCTGGTCGACGCTGGTCGCCGTGAACGGGAACACCGTCAACAACTTCCCGGGCATCCTAGGCGGGTACGCAGCGGGCACGACGGTCCCGATGGGCCCCTACTTACGATTCCGTGCCGACATCCTTCTCTCTTTGGGCGACGCGATCGTCTGGAGCGCGTCTGTGAGCCTTCGTGCGTGAAGTCCGAGCTCGCAACTAACAACCATCTGGAGCGCAACCGTGAATCTGCAACTCTGGTATCAGCGATCGGACGCCGAGAGCGTCGTCCTGTTCTCCTCGCCGGTCGATGTCTCCTCGGTTCGGGACATCACGATGTTCCTCTAACGTCGTGAATGCCGGCTCGGCGAACGTCCTGTTGCAGGGCCAGCAGTCGCTCGACCCGAGCGATCCCAACTCGTGGACGAACGTCGGCAGCACTGCCTCCGGGTCGGCATCGGGCAATACGACGGGGCTCGCCGGCGGATACACGGCTGGCACGACCCAGCCGCTGGGGCCCTACTTTCGCGTGCGCGCGACGATCACCGTCACGAGCGGCGGCATCATCTGGAGTGCGAGTGCGGTGATGCGCGCTTGACGCGACGGATCGCGAGACCCTCGCCAATCTCGACACTCCGCACCCCAGCATCGCAACTGCGGCAAGCGACTCGGCACCTGCAGCGGATTCGCTGATTCATCCCGGCGCTCTATTGAGGTCTTTGTCCCATGGCAGCTCCCCCTGTCCTGATTCCTGGGTCGACCTTCTACGACCCCGAGCTTGGATTGTACGGATATCAGGTCTGCAATCGCACATTTGATCCCATCACGTTCGTGCTCTGCGAGAACCCCTATTACAGTAAGGGTCCAGGCGGGAAACTGTGGGAAAAGCGAAAGTGCACCGAAGTGAAGTTGGGTCCCAAAGAGTGTAAGTGGATGATTTACAAGGCTGCGAACAAGCCGGATCGTAGTTATACTGATTTTCACCTCGACTGGGCGGGCGCTGCCATCGGCCCGCCCGATCCGCTGCGCGATGGGGCTTCGGTGGGCGCCGGCCCCGATGTGAACCTGCGTCGAGCGCTCCAGTGGCTATGCATGTTGTTCCCTCCTCTTTGCCCATACTTGGGGCGCCTTCTGGAGTCGATGAAGGGCTTCAATGCAATGGGAGATACGCGCGAGTTTGCGATGTCGGCGCCTCGTACGCTCGGACCGTTCTTGGGCGGAGCGTGCGTTCCGGTCGGTGCGCACTACATCTCGTCAGTCGGTCGCAATCGGGATGTTATCTACTCTTTCCCAACTCCGTATCCGATGCGGCTCCTGAATTTCTGGGGTCCCCGCAAGTGCCAGTTTGTGATAGAGTCGATTACTGGAATTCCAAAGGGGTGGGAAGCGGAGTTGCTCTATCCAAGACTCGGGCAAGCGTTCTCTGTTGAGCCTGGCGATACAGCGGCGAAGGGAGTGCTTCGCATCGTCCGTCCGGCGTCGGTTCAGCCAGGTACAGAGATTGCGTTCACAATCCATCAGCGCGTCGTGGGAGTATTAGGCGACGACCCGGTGTATGGGTTCGAAGTCAGCGGGATTGTTGTCGTGTTGCCAGACTTCGGGCCGTCCATGCCCAGCCGCGATTCATCCGATGCCGTGCAGTGGGTCGATGACCCCGAACGGCACTTCGGGTCGCCGTCTCCCCTCAGTCCTCCGGGAGTAATGATGGCACAAGTGCCGAGTCTGGCGGTGCCAGGGCTCCCGGCGCGCGCTTCGTCGTTGCCGCCTACGGGCAGTTCACCGCACCCTGGATGCGTGATCAGGCCCGGAATCCGAACGCCCGGGGAGGGCGGAACGTGTCAAGGTTGTTGAGGAGCGCACTAGTTACGGCACTTGTCGTGGGCATGGCAGCCTTAGTCTATTTTGGCTCTCGCGTCGACTCGGATGGATCTGAGGGTTCCGGTCACGCCTCCGATGGAAATCCGGGGTCGGATGCGGCGATTGATCCGGGACGATCTCTGATAGGTGTTGATCGTGAATCAGTTGCGCTTGCGGGAGCGGGAATGGAGCCCCACCTTGCCTCTGGTGAGCCGAGTCGAATGCCTCGACACTCGGGCCGCGTCGTATCACGGCGAGGCGCTCCGGTCCCGGGCGCCCTAGTGTGGTATGAGACCGAGAGTGGTCGACAGATCTCGACGACGACAGATGGGAGTGGGGAGTTCTTACTCACTCATGGGGATCGGTATCCGATCACGGTGCACGCGAGTCGTAATGCCTACCTTGAGAGAACCACGGTTGTTCTAACCGATGTCGGATTCACGGAGCCTGTACAAATCGAGACCGGAATCGACGTCATAGTCCACGTAGTTGGCGCGCGCGCAGCGCTCTCTGGTGTCACCGCGATTCCGACATCTATGGTCGATGAGGCTCCAGGACAGCCAATTCGGACTCGCCAAGACTCCGGAATGGAGTTTTCGATCGAAGGAGTATCGGAAGGCGAGCGGTATGATATCTGGATCCCCCCGAATTCCATCGGTGAGTTCCTCTTGGCGCGCGCAGTAGTTCTGACGAGTGCGGGAGCCTCGTTGAGCGTGTCGAGGTGCGATTCCTATATCAATGGAACAGTCGTTGCCCCACGCGGGGTGTCGGCAGTGGACTGTTTCGTCATTCTCAGGAAGGGGCTAGCGTTCATGCATCAACGCGTGAACCTGCCGAGTCGCATTCACTTGGGCCCAATCCCTCAAGGGTCATGGGCTGGACTGGCTCGTGCCGTCGATTCTGACGGAGTCAAGTGGTCGTGGGACGGAGCGCTCATGACTCAAGATGAGCCAACGATTGTGCTTGGGAGATAGCGCTCCGTTTTTTTAATACTTCAAGCTTCGTTGGAAGCGCTCCGATCCCTCGACTGTGTAGCGGCTCGCGACAGACCGCGTCGCACTAAGATTCTCCAACGTGGAGACTGTTCGGCGCCTCTCTCGCTCCATGCCGCGCTGGCGGTTCGTAGTTTCATGGACCCCACAGCCCGCAGGGCGTCCCTGCCCTCCGTGAACCAGCGAGGGGCGAGCGTTCGGGCGGCGGACTGCGGTGACCCTTTCGCTAGCGACGCGACAACGGGGGGCATATGCTAGTATTCAGCCGCGCTCATCCCAGCGGGCGCGAGCCGAGGCAGTTCCGTGCCGTCGAAGCCGCGCACTCTCGCTGGGATCCTGTGCCCCCGTCGCCAGACGGACCGGGCCTACAACCGTCTGCAGCGCGACCCCGTTACCGCCCGAATCCACGGGTCCGCCCGGTGGCAGGCGGTCCGCGCCCAGGTGCTGCGAGCCGAACCCGTCTGTCGGGCGTGCGCCGCCCGTGGCCTGACCGAGCCCGCCCTCTACACGGGCCGCGACATCAGCGGCCAGTAGGCTGCGTGGCGCGCTCGCCGAGGCGGAAGGGACGGCCTGATGCGCATCGACCCCAAGACCCCGGTCTGGGTCGTGACCGACCCGGGCGCCGACTCGACGCTCGCGGACGTCTGCTTCCAGACGACGCTCGACGGACTGCGTCTGCAGTTCGCCGGAGGCCTCTCGATGGACGACCGACCGGTCGTCTTCACGACGGAGGACGAGGCCCGCGAGGAGGCCCGGAACCGGCTGCTCGTCCGGCGCCTCGCGTCGCAGATCCGTCTCGACCGTGGCGTTCCTGACGGGGCGGTCGTCCGGGTGACGCTGCACGGCAGCGACGGGGCCGTGCTGTTCCAGGGCGACATTCGATAGCTCGGCGCCGCGTTCACGCTTCCCCGTGCGACGCCGACTCGGCTCCCGTAGGCCCTGGGCAATGGTCCCGGCTCGGACCCGGGCCCCTTGACGACCCCTCCCCGCGTCCCTAGGGTTAGCGGCGTCAGGTGCAGCGGTCCTCGATGGAGGTCGTCATGGGGCAATCGATCACGCTCTGGTTTCAGCGGAGCCAAGCGATCTCGACGCAGCTCTTCTCGCCCGTGTTCGAGGCCGAGGCGCTGCGCGACGGCACGATGCTGCTGACGATCCTCGCCCTCACGGGCGGCTCGACGGCCCAGATCACCGCCGAGCAGTCCCTCGACCCGAACGACCCGAACAGCTGGTCGACGCTCGTCGCGGTGAACGGCAACGCCGTCAACAGCTTCTCGGGCGTGCTCGCCGGCTACTTGGCAGGCACGACGATCCCCGCCGGTCCCTACCTACGATTCCGTGCCGACATCCTGCTTTCTCCGGGCGACAGAATCGTCTGGAGCGCCTCCGTGACCCTTCGTGAGTGAGTTCGCAGTCAGGCAACCTCGAACCCCCAACTGGAGAAAAGTGGTGATCATTCAGCTCTGGTACCAGCGTTCGGACGCCGAGAGCATCGTCCTATTCTCCCCGCCGGTCGATGTTTCCTCGGTGAGGGACATCACGATGTTCCTCAACGTCGTGAACGCCGGCTCGGCGAACGTCCTGCTGCAGGGCCAGCAGTCGCTCGACCCGAGCGATCCCAACTCGTGGACCAACGTCGGGAGCACGGCGGCGGGATCGTCCTCGGGTAACACGACCGGTCTCGCCGGCGGCTACACGGCGGGCACGACCCAGCCGTTGGGACCCTACTTCCGCGTGCGCGCGACGATCACCGTCTCAAGCGGCGGGATCGTCTGGAGCGCAGTGGCGGTGCTTCGCGAGTAACCTCGCCGGAGATCCACCCAGGAAGGACACGCCGACTCGACGAGAGAGCACTATGGCAACTCGCCCGCCCGCACAGAAGGTAACGATCCACTTTAGGGTCAAGTGTAGTAGCACGACGTCTCCCGGAATCGACGGACGCAAGACCGCTCGCTTCTGCCTTTCTCTTCGCTTCCCCGACATGGCAGAGGAAGAGGAGATTTGCGTTGACCTAAAGGGAGCGAAGCTGAAGGACCCTAACCCGGATGGGTCGCCGGCTCTTGGAGACAACACGAAGGATATCATCAAGAAGCTGCAAGAGAAACTTGCGGCGAACACGAAGATCTCTGCCGAGAACAAGAAGAAGGTCAGCTTCGGCTATCGCGAAGTGACGAAGGAGAAGGGCAAGGGCGGGGCGCGCGGGGGCGGTGCTGCGAGCAGCCAGACGGACTACGAGGGCCAGATCGTCCTTGATGGAGTGGACTACTACAACTACGGAACCGACTACGGAAAGATAGGTTTCAGATACGAAGCGCCCGGCGGACTCAAGCCGAAGGTGCCCGACGATCCCAAGGGGAAGAAGCAACCCAAGACGGGTCCGTTCGAGCCGGGAGATCCGTTCGGCCCAGTCAAGACCATCTCGGTGAGTGAGCCGCTCGGCTGTTTTCGCGTCTGCTTCGACGTCGACAACCAAGCCGAGGCTCTCGTGGCGACCCCAATTCTGGTTCCATTCAGGTACGTCTTCGATTCGGAGCAGGGTCAGTTGTCGGAGATGTACCAGCGACTAGTACTTGCGGGGGTGGATTGCACAATTTGGGACGGGTTCATAGTCCCCGTTTGCGACAATCGGAGCGGCGCGAAGGTGCGCTCGGTCGAATTGGTGTTCGCAAGCGATCCGTACGGAGTCATGCCCGCATTCCCGTGGATGATGCACTTCATGCCCGGGCTGACGGCCGAGTATCTTCGGTCGGAAGGGATTCGTTTCGCGGTGAACAGGCCGATTCCGTCCGTCGCGCAGCAGATGCCGCAACAGTACGACTCCGTCATTCGCCCATTCGAGCGGACGTCTCCCCTCTCGCAGGCAGGAGTCGATCGAATCCGTGTAGTGGAGGAGAGATGGCGATTTGGGGACTCCCCCGCCACGTTCGCGGGGCTGTCTAGTGTCCTGAATGAGAGGGCCCCGGCCGCCTTCCTTCAACTGACCTCGCAGGCCCCGAGCATTCCTTCTGTCCCCATGGATCGACAGGCTCAGCCCAGTTCATCAGGCGGCTCCGCGGATTCCGGCAGGCAGCTGCCGATGCTGCCGAGCCGCCCGGGCGGTGCGATCGACCCCGGGCTCCGAAAGCCGTCGGGAGATCAGCCCGTGCGAGTCGAACGATCGGTGCGCGTCCTTCACCTAGTACGAGTCCTGTCCGCCTGCGTCGCGTTTGCATTCTTCGTCAAACTCGGCGACTCTTGGACAGAGGAGGCAGAAGCCTCACCGAACGCAGATGCGATTGCCGGTGTAGTTCTTGGCCCCGATGATGTACCCGTTACGAACGTCGAAGTCGGAGTTGTGCCTGTCTCTCAGGGAGAGCGGTCAGTCGCAGGTGCCTTCCTCGGTGGCGGAAAGAGCGTTCGTGTCGAAGCCGGCGGGAAGTTCCTGCTGAGCGGCGTCGAGGCTGGAGAGTACTTCATCGCGGCGATCGGGCCGGAGTTTGCGTCGTTCCAGCCGCTAAGGGTCCGCTCTCCAGCTCAGGACGTTCAGGTGAGAGGAGAGTGGCGCCACCTAGTTCGTGTTCGGCTCCTGCAGCCGGACGGGGCCAACTACACAGGAAAGATTCGTTCGTGGACTAGGAACACTCGAGACGAGAGTTCCGGTCAGAGTGAATCTGCTCGCGATGGCGTTCTCGAGTTGACGACCGATGGTAGTTCTCGGCAGTCATTCGATCTTCTCTTTGAGGAGTTCGCGCCCGTCTCGATCGACGTGCCCATGAAGCGTGAAAGAGGCCCGATCGATCTCGGAAAGAGGTCGCTCGAGATCGGCGTCTCGCTAACCGGGACAGTCGTCGACGGCGCCGGAAGGCCGGTGACTGGGGCGCAGGTGTGCTATGAGCACGTTCGTTGCGCCGAAACGGACTCGGCCGGGGAGTTCGTCCTTCGCCACCTCCCGGCACGGCGCGGAGAGGTGACGATCGAAGCAGAGGAGTTTCTCGACTTCCGGGGCGACATTGACTCGAGCACTAAGGGACACCAGAGACTCACCTTGCGTAGGGGCTGCTTCGTACGAGGTGTAGTTGTGAACGCCAAAGGCGCCCCCGAATCAGTAGGTCTCGTACTGCGACGAGTGGCTATCGATGACAAGGATCCAATCTCCGTATCCAGTGAAGACGATGGAACGTTCCAGCTGCGAATTCAAGCTGGCAACTACGAGGTCCTTCACGGCGCCGTTGGGCGCGAACGCCGTCTCAAGGAGTTCACCGCGAGAGACGGTGAGACGCTCGACCTGAAGGTCGTGCTGCCCTAATCTTCGTGCAGCGTACTCTGACCTCTGATCTGCCCTCCCGGATGCAAGACGGTTCTGAGTCCAAGAAGTGCCTCGGTTGGTGGTCTTGCCGCGACGTTGCGGCCTGATGAGTTCTGGGCGCGCCGCTCGAGCGGCGTAGTGCAGGCCTCGATCGACGAGTGGAACCAGGGCAACAACTAGTTCGCGACTCCGAGTCCGGGTCGCCAGTCCAGAGGTGCGCGATCGTCGGATATCGGAGGGGCGCCAAGATGAATTCGGTCACGCCCCGCGGCCCGAACGTCTCCAGGACCACTGCCTCTCCGACGCCACGCTGCGGCGGCTGGTCAACGACCGGATCTACCCCGAGTTCGCCCCGGCCTCCGCCGCCGTGCCCTACGTCGTGCGCTCGCGGCTCGCGAACCCTCCGCACGACCACCTCGGGGGCGAGGCCGCGATCGGGAACCCGACCTACCAGTTCACCGTGATCGCCTTTAGCAACAAGGAGCGCGGCGAGGTCGCGGCGGCGCTCCGCGCCTGCCTCTCGCGCTTCTCGGGCCCGATGGGGACCGAAGACGTCGAGATCTCCTCACCCGACGAGGCCGACGACGTCGAGACGGCCGGCGACGGGAGCGAGCGGCGGCTGTTCGTGCGCCGCCTCGACTTCGAGGTCTGGCACTCCCGCGAGCCCGTGAGGTAGCCCATGAGCAACAAGTTCGTCAGCGTCAGCAACGGCCTCAAGATCGCCTTCGGGAAGTCCGGCTTCGAGGCCGACATCCTCTCCGTCTCGCACTCGGGCGTGGCCCGGGCGCTGATCGAGACGTCCCACATGGGGACCCCGGAGCCGCAGGACGGCGAGATCGGGGGGAAGACCTTCATCGTCGATCCCCTCGAAGACCCGGGCCAACTCCAGCTCCAGGTCCACTACGACCCGAGCAACCCGCCCAAGCGCACCGACCCCGACGACCCGGAAGAGGTCGAGGTCACCTACCGACGGCCCAAGGGGGCGACGACGCCCGCGAGGCTCGTCGGCAAGGGGTGGCTCCAGGAGTGGGGCGCCGAGATGAACCTCGGGGCCAAGATGACCGCCACGTTGACGGTCAAGTTCACGGGCCTCCTCTCCGTCGTGAAGGCAGCCGTCGCATGAGCCAAGACCTCCGTTCGAAGATCCTCCAGTCCAAGGGGCTCGCCCCCGTCCCCGTGCCCTGCCCCGAGTGGGGCGAGGACGTGGTCGTCTGGATCCACCCGCTGACGGGCGACCAGCGCGACGCGCTCGAAGAGGAGAGCACCGAGCTCGTCGTCGCCGAGGACTTCGCTCCCGGCTCCGGCAAGCGCCGGCTCCACGCGCGCGCGGTCGTGCGGGCCGCGCGGGACGGGGACGGCCAGCCCGTGTTCACGCTGGCCGACGTCGAGGCGCTGGCCACGAAGGACGCGCGCCCGCTCGATCGCTGCTACCGGGTCGTGGACCGCCTCTCTGCCGTGTCCGAGGAGGAGGTCTCGGGCCTCCTCTCAAAATCCGGCGCGACCCCTGGCGCCGTTTCCTCTTCCGGCTCTGCCGGGAGCTAGGGGTCGCGGCACCGAGGATCCTGCTCGAGCAGCTGACGTCTCGGGACCTGTCCGAGTGGGCCGCGTATCTGCGCGCCCGCGAGGACGAGCGCCCCGTAGGGCCCCGGCCGCCGCGGGCCCGTCCCGTCCCGCCGGCTGCGGGCGACGACCCGGAGGTCTCGTGGCAGCGGCTCCTCTCGTTCGCCGACGCCGTGCGGGTCACGAGGCCCGGAGGCTGACATGAGCACGTCCCGCTCGCTCAACATCTCCCTCTTCGGCGACAAGGAGCTGGAAGCGGCGTTTAACGCGCTGGCGCTCAACGTCCAGAAGAAGGTCTTCCGGCCCGCGCTGCGCGCCGGGATGAAGCTCGTCCACCGGGCCATCGTGGCGCGCGTCCCCGTGGACACGGGGGCGCTCAAGGGGGCGATCAAACTCCGGGCCGGGCAGCGCCAGCGGGGCCGGATCACGCTCGCCGTGTTCGTGGACAAGGCGCGGCTGCCCAAGCGCACGAAGAGTGGGGGCAAGGAGTGGTTCTATCCCGCCCACGTCGAGCTGGGCCACGTCGTGGCCGGCAAGCGCGGCGCGGGCGCCAACGAGGTCCGGGCGTTCGTGCCGCCGAAGTCCTACATGCGCGCGGGGTTCGACGCCGCGAAGGACGCCGCCGTCGCGGCGATCGAGGCCGAGGCCGGGCGGCGCATGGAGACGCTCTTCCTCCACCCGAAGCAGGCCGGCGCCCTCTCCGAGGGGGAGGACTGACCCGTGTCCGGGACGCTGCGCAACCTCCGCACGACCGCCACCGCCGAGGTTTCGAACCTCGAGCAGGGGATGCGTCGGGCGGCGGCGGCGACGCGGCAGGTGGGCACGGCGGCCGAGGAGTCGAGCCGCCGCGGGTCGCGCGCGATGGACGACCTCGGTCGCCGGGGCGGGGTGTCGCTCGGCGTGGTCGGCAAGGGCGCCCGCGAGGCGTCGGTCGGCCTGCTTCAGCTCGGGGACGCGACCGGGGCGACGTCCTCGAAGGTCGGGGGCCTCCTCTCGGGGCTGGTCTCGGGGTTCGCCGGTGGCGGGCTGATCGGCCTCGGGATCGGGGCCGTCACGGGCGCGATCGCGCGGCTCGGGGCCCGGTCCGAGGAGACCCGCAAGGAGCAGGAGCGGCTGCGAGTCGAGCAGGAGAAGGCCGCCGAGCAGGCGCGCGACGCCGCCCAGAAGGCCCGGGAGGCCGCCGAGCAGAAGGCGAAGGACCTGCAGGCGCTGCGCGACGAGATCGACCTGATCAACGCGAAGAACGACGCCGAGCGCCGGGGCGTCGAGAACCGGATCGCGACGCGGAAGGCCACCGAGAAGGGGCCCGAGTTCGCGGGGCTCGAAGCGAAGAAGCAGGAGGCCGAGGCCGCGCGCCGCGCCCGCGAGGCCGACGACCGGGCCGCCGAGGAGTCCGCCGCCCGGTCCAAGCGCGACGCCGAGGCGATCGCCGAGCTCAACCGCCGAGCGGCCGAGGCGCAGAAGGAGCTCACCAAGCGCCTCGAAGAGCAGGCCCGGCGCGAGTTCGAGGTCATGACGCTGACCGCCGAGCAACTGAAGGCCAAGGAGCGGGCGAAGCTGATCCAGGACCTGCTGACGGCGGGGAAGAAGGAGGAGGCCGAGGCGATCCGTCAGGCCATCGAGTACGAGAAGCAGGTGAAGGGTCGCGAGGAGAAGGCCAAGGAGGAGAAGAAGGTCGCGGAGGAAACCCGGCGCGAACAGGAGCGCCAGGAGGACGCCCGCAAGCGCACGGCCGAGTCCGCGGCGCGGGAGGTGGAGCGACTCAAGAACGAGCGTGCGCTCCTTGCGGCCGGGACCGACGAGCTCCGCAAGCGCGAGGAACGCTGGCAGCGCGTGAAGGAGCTGATGCAGGAGTACGGCGCGGAGGCCCGCAAGGTGCTGGTCGAGCAGCAAAGGCTGTGGGACGCCGAGGACGCCCACGACGCGAAGCAGAAGGCCGACCAGCAGGCCGCGGCGAAGTCTGCGAAGGCGAAGGGGTCCACGAAGGCGGACAGCGGGCGGCCGTCCACGAACCTCGACGACTACGACCCCGCGTCCGGGACCGGCCCGACGGCGTGGCTGCGCCAGCAGAAGCGGGCGCAGAAGCAGTACGACAAGAACCGGCGCCACGTGAAGAACCTCCAGGCCGAGAAGCGCGGCATGGGGATCCGGCTCGAGGACTGGGGCGACTACTTCTCGTGGACGCGGGAGTACGACCCCGATGCGAAGAAGCGCGGCGGGGCGGGGCAGGACGAGCAGCCGGGCGGGCCTCCCGCGCCCCCGGGTGGCCCGAACCCGAACGGCGACGCGCCGCTCAACCCGCCGACCTACCCGTCGCACCCGCCCGCGATCACGCCCGGCGACGCGGCGGGACCGCAGAGCGGGGCGGCGCAGGAGGCGACGCAGGCGCTCGACGCGACGGCGGCCGCCACGAAGCAGACGGCCGACGCGCTCGG